AAAATCCGTGGGGAGATACACCAAGGTTTGTGCGAGCAGCTGCGACTGCGGCGGCACCGGCGTTTTTAATTTCAACCAGGTTGTTACCTGTCTTTAGATATTTAGTGTCGGTTTCACTGCCAATTAATTTTTTTATTGCGGCCAGTACCTGGGCACGATTGCTTTTGTCTAAAACAATACCAGCAGCTTCCACTATGCCAGCCAGTTCCTCTTGGATAGCATCAAAATAATCATCATCCAAAGCCGTGGCCGGTACGCCAGTCTGTGGGTTACCGCGGGTAAAGCCGTTCCTGCCCGCGCCAAATTTATCAACCTGGGCGGTTGGGGTATCAATACGATGCATAAAGAGTTACTCCGGATAAAGAAAAGTCACATAGGTGTGCGATGGGCAAAGTTTGTTAATGACGCATTCAGCGGTGGTGTCGCCCCATGTTCTCAGGCTGTCGCTGCAAACTGAGGCGCAGGTCATGTCGGTTATCTGGGTGACATTCGGCATATTGACCTGCCACCAGTAGCGCCACTCTTCTGCATAAAGCGAATCAATGCAGGTCGAAGTGCAGCGAAAAACATCACTTTCAAACTGGGTGATAGTGGCATCCGGATAGCCCAATGCCGCCAGTTGTGCCAGATAAAACGCCTTGTTAATCCCGCCAGTGACATTAATTTTTGCATCCAGTCGCTGTTGCCGCTGGGCCAAAGTCTGTACGCCAGGCGGTGCGCATGAATCCGGCAAGCCGGTTAATTGTTCATAGCGGTCGATCAATTCGGTGGTGGTGCGCGGATCAACTTCCACCATTAAACCATCCCCACGCCGATGGACGCGGGAGTAAGACGGTGCCAGCCCCAGCAGTAGGGGATCATCCCCCTCCCACGCCGGGCCACGCGGCAGCAGGTTGGTTAATAACTGGCTATAGCTATCGATTAAGTCCACGTTAGATCTCCCACAATGGGCAGCTCAGTCGCGGCCAGCGGTATATCATCGGTCGGGCTGACCAGAACATGCTTATATTCCCCAGTGGCGATACTGATAGCCTCGCTGATACGCGAGTGATCCAGCGTTCCCCCAGGCACCCCATCACGCAGAAACATAGCGCGTAGTTCGGCGATAACCGCATAGCGCACTTCTGGCGTATCTGGCGTGAGGCGAATATGGAACGGCACCACTTTTGCCACTGGCGCAAGGATATAGAGGCTGGCCCCCGCCACCGGAGCCAGCGGTAAGATGTGATCGCGCACCGCGCTGACCACCGCGTTATCCGGAATAGGGTTTTCAAGATTGCTGTTGGCCACCATCACACCGACCGTCCCTGTTCCCATCCAGTGGCGATAAGTCCAGGCACGAGTGACGCCGGGCACCTCTTTGGCCCAGATAATGTAATCACCATCTGCACCACCCTGTGGGGTGTAATACCAGCGCTCGATGATACGTGCTCGCCACTCGTCCACTGGCTCCACATCAGTGCCGCCCTCGATGCTGTCAGCGGCGGCAGATGATGGCAGGCCGTTAATCGGTTGGGTCAGTACCATGCTGATACCATCATCGGTATTTCCCAAAGTCCCAGCCACCGAGCAAATCACCGGAACCCGCAGAACCCCCGCAATAGAGGTCGCCGCTGCCGTGGTGGTGTACTCCTGCAAATCATCACGTTGAATCACTCTGCCGGCAGGCACTTCAATACCGTTGGTGACCCCCTCCCAACGCACAAAACCGGTGGCGGTGGAGGGCGCTTTGCGCGGGCAGCGCTTCATATTGCCGTGGCGCGCTAACCACTCCTCATCGCACTGATCCGGCAGCAGGTTGCGCGCCAGATAATCGATATAGCCGTAAACCGTATGCACCGCCGCCGCATGTACCCGGCTATAAACCTCGGTGTCGGTACGGCGAAGAACGGCATCAGTTTGAAATCGGGAGTTAAGGTCACTGCGAATTTGAGAAATAAGCTGGGGAAGTGTTGGGCGGTTAAATCCGCTGTCAGCCATTGAGTGCACTCCATAAATCATCGAAAGTGATGAGCTGAGAACCGCCATCATTGCGGTACAGGGTTATTTCTGCGGTCAGTATGTCGGTACCGCGCCGCTGTACGTTGATGGTTATCCGTGAAACTACGCCGTCCTCTTTTAGCCAGGCTAATGCCTGCTCCAAATAGCCTCGCGCGAGTTCAACTGTGTTATTGGTTAGCGTAGTGCGCTGTAGCAGGTACAGGCGGGAGCCAATCCGGTCATTCTGTACCGTGGGATAGCTGTCACCCCACCACCCCATGGGCTTTTCTGAATCATCATCCGGATCAGCCCGCCGCCAAGTAAACAGCGAGATAATCACCGCGCGTGTTAGGGGATCGGTGGGCATAGAGGCTGATTGTTGTTGACCATTCACCATCAGGATCATGAGTTACTCCATCTTCTGGTTAGGTTTGTCAGTATTCGGTTCGCCATGTGGGTGATTGTGCAAATTGAACTGCTCGCGCATCGCCGCCATGGTGCCGGTTTTATCTTTAATATCAGCCGCAGACTCAATATTACCGACCGCTTTGATCTGACCGCTGGCTTCAATCAGTGGCGTGTTGAATACCGCTTTTTCCTCAGCATTAACAATAAACTGTTTGGTGTTCAGCTCTATTTGGTTGCCGCGCTTGAGAATAATGCTATCGCCCTCATCGCTATAAATCGCCACCTCGCCAGACTCCAGCCCTTTAATTCGGTAGCGGCGATCGGCCACCACCAACACCACCCCATGCGAGCGGTCACCATCGGGGAAAGCGGCGAACGCTTCCGCACCTGTATGCGCGGCGCTGGTAAAGCCATAAGGTTCCAGATGTTCGATATTGTCTTTTAGCTCATCCGCTATCATCTGGATTTGTAGCATCTGGTTTTTACTGCTGGAGTCTAGGCGACGCACCACCGCGCGCACCAGCATATTGGATAACCCGCGCTGAAAATTCGCCAGCAATCGACTCATTAGAACTCCTCCTCTTCGGCTTTTTTACGGCGCTTTTTGTCAGGGTTAGGCGGTTTTGGTAAGTAAGCATCAGGCGGGCCAACCCGCAGCTGAGTAATGGTTCCCTGCTCGTTTTTGCTGTAAGTCACTTCTGCGATTAACATGTCGCGGTTATTAAATCCCAACACCGGATCAAACACCGTGACCAGTTGATTGGCTGACCATAAATCACCGTTCCCCTGCCGCCAGCCCTGCACCGTATAGGTCACCTCATCGGTACGTGCTGCCCGCCGTAGCATTTCAAACTGACTGAGTTCAATCACCGAGGAACCCGTCGCATTACCGCTCTGCTTGATCACCATAGGTCGATAGCGGCTGACGCCGCCGTCTACCGTTTTAGCCCGGATCGCATTGGTGGTGGCTGCGCCAAAGTCGTCGTCATTGCCTGCCCGCTGGCCCGCCACCACATATTCAGAAAAGCGGTCTTTAATACTCTGCTCGGTGTCACAGGAGATAATATTTTCACCCAGCACCAGCGCGGTAACGGTGCGCGAAGCACCCACAGGACCAATAACCAATGCGCCGGCTGGATTGTCATAGGCCAGCACCTGCTGAATACCCATCATCTTATCCAGCACATCAACAACAGTTTCGCCGTAATCCACCTGCAACCCCTGCATCGGCGTATTTTCGACGCCAGCATTAACTACCGATACCCCAAAGGGGGCGGCGAGTTGGGTCGCTATCTGCACAAAAGAGCGGCCGGTAAACTGAGTTATCAGGGCGGCGCAGTCGATCAGGTCTTCGGTTTTGCTGCGACCAACAATACCCACCGAGACCGAGCGGGCGTCATAGCGCACTGGCGTGGCATCGATATAGCCGGTGACCACCAGATCAGTGCCGATCAACACTGTGACCGCATCGCCCTTTTTCACTCTTGGCTGCAGGTGTCCGGCCTCTTCACTACCAGGCCATTGGCGGGTAATTTCTACATTAAAGTCGCGGGCCAGGCGCTCAATACCCGCCGAGATAGAGACCGAGGTCCAGCCTACCCACTCGCGGCCATTGACCCGCAACGTGACATCATTATTCATCGAATAGGTACCTGTAGTGTTTTCACTGGCACAAAGCCGGGATGAGTTATCTGGTTGCGACCGATGATGTCAGTTTCACGCGCCGCCGAGTCATACCAGTCCGCCGCCAGCACCAGCGCGGGCAGCACTTCATCTGGCGTGCGCAAGGTGGTTTTTTCTATCTGCTCGAGCCGCATGCTGATATCGCGATTCACATCGGCGCGAACGGTATTGATAGCCAGGAACAGCGCATCATCCGTCACTCGCAGTAGCTCCTGATCAATGGCGGTATTGAGAGTGTCGCGGATCGTCGTCAATGCCTCGTAGGTCACGGGCGGGGTAACAGCTACTGCGTCACTGAGCGACGTCACCGCCGGATGGGTGACCAGCGGCAGTTGCGCCTGCGGAGTCACCGTGGTATTCAGTGGCGGGCGGGCCTGTGGTAAATCAGCCACGCTTTGTGCCGCCTCGGTCAGTGCGGTGGTGCGGATGGCCTGAGCAACCACATTGCGCTGGGTGGTCTGGGTCTGAATGGTTTTGCTGTCGGTTTTCCATACCCCGTGTGGCGCCAGATCACGACCAACGGTAAAGCCGCTCAGCCCCTTAATTTTGTTGATAATGTCGCCACTGTTCCCCAGCAAGCTATTGCCGGATCGCCACATGCGTTGCAGCCGATTGACAAAGTTCATGCCGGAACTGGGCGGCATCAGCAGCACCGACAAGTCGCCATCCAGCAAGCGGCCCGCGTCAGCAATAGCCGAGTTCACGCCGTCAAAGGTTTTGATGGCGCTATTCATCATATCGCTGGCATCGCTGATCACGCCGTTCTGGATAAAGTCAGCCATCCCCTCCAGCCCGAAATCCTGACCGAATGCATCAGTGACACAATCGGTCATGGCATCACAGGAGGAGACCAGCTTCTGGCCAGTGGCCACACCGGAGGTGGGAAAAGAGAGTTCACCGGCTTCAACAAAGTTAAAACTGATGGTGCACATACGGCCATCAGCCGCGCTATGGCTCACTCTGATCTCACCGTCAATACAGACATTTAGCTCGCCATACTGCGGGTGAATCAATTTCCCCGGCCCCTCCTGATTAATGGCGGTGATCAGTTGATCACGCTGTGCCTGGTAATCATCACCAATCAGATAGGCAGAAATGGTATCGCGGCGCGTCACCCGTCCCAGATCTTCGGAGTAAGGCTTATCGCGGTTGGGGTATTCGTGGGTTTGCGTCCTGCGCCCGAACGTGGCCTCATCATCCTGCGTTTTAAATGGCACCCCACGAAACGAGGCCGGTAATAGCTTATCTTTCCAGCTCATACACTCTCCGGGCGAAAAAAAACCCACCGAAGTGGGTCAGAAAGAACTTTAATTTCTATCGGGATTTAAACCCCTTTAAACGTGAAGCCAATGGTATAAAGTTCTGGCTTCCCTTCATTTCGCCAGAAGTACATATCAACCCGATCCGTGGATGGCTTGAACCATTGAACATCTTTGAGTTTATTCAATTGATTGTGGAATATCGCCACGTCTGCCCCCGTCAAATATCTATAAGCATTCCCAGCAAGTTTAATATTACTGCTGCTTATTTTAGCTTCAGCATCATCCACATAAAACACAACATTCACTTTACTTATGCAGACGGGGTTGATGATTTCAATATTAAAATCAGGCTCCCATGAAGCACTATCATCAGCAAAAACGTCTTCAGCAGAGCCGCCTTTTCTAAAATGATATGTATGTTTAACCGCACCATTCTCGTTACTGGCTTTATGATTTGCCGGGGCCACCCCAATGGAATGGAGTAACCCCTGTTCAGTAACAGGTGAGTTGCAAACTGCATAGGCGATATTTGCACTCAATAATGAAATCACTAACACAATGAGTCTCACGATCACTCCTTTATTTTGGATAGGCATACCGACTGTAACCGACATCATAACCCATCCCAAAACCAGACTGATTACTTTGGGTGCTGACCACATTCATGCCCGGCGGGGCGTTTTCAAACTTAACCGTCATTTCGCCGTTAACTTTCTGCTGGCTTTGGCTAGATAGTAGGTAATTATTGGATTGCGGTGATAATCCCTGCGTAGCGGGGTGTCCGCTATTATCGTCACCGAAAACATAATCCCAACCATCATTAGCCCACCCTTTCACTTTATTCATCGCATTGAGGATTGGCTCAATATAAACGCTGACGCGCTCCCACATATCTTTAAACCAGCCAACTATCGGCTCCCAATTCTCAATAATAATGCCTAGTGGGTGGTAGTTGAAAAATAGGTCTTTGACAAACTGCCAGCCTGTTGCGCTGCACTCCTTGATAAATTCCCACGCAGTGCTGAACCAACCGGTAATTGAGTCCCACATATTTTTAAACCACGGGCCAAGAGTTCCCCAGTTAGCCAGTATTAACCCTGCGCCCATCGCTACAATACGAATAATCATACCAATGGGACTCATACCGATAGTTTTACTTATCAGCCCAAGAGCAATATTCACACCCAGCATACTCAACTTCAGGACAACAAACCCAGCAGCAAGGCCAATAGCTCCACGGATAACCTCAGGGTTAGTCGCTGCAAAGTCGCTGAACCGCTCGGCTAAATCCCCCAGCCAGGTCACCACATGTTTTGCATCACCCGCGAATGCCCCGCCAATTGCGGCCAGTCCATTTACTGCGGTGCCTGTCATGGCTTCCCATAAGTTGGTAAGCGTACCTAACTGAGCATCAACACGCTGCTGCAATGTCGCCTGCTTATTCATCCGCTGCAATACTTCGTCATAACCGGTTTTACCTTTAGTAATAAGGGCATCTACCACTTGCAGTGTTTCTGCATCATCACCAAATATCTGTTTGATAATGGTGGTTTTTTGCTTGGTAGTCAGTGACTGTAATTTCTGGAGTTGATTAAACATATTATCCAGACCACCAAACTCGCCCTTACCGTCGGTAAAATCGAGCTTAATACCTTTTTTACCCAGTAACTTATTGGCGGCATTCATCTTCTTGCCGTCAAAGCCTGCCTGAAACACCTTACGTAATGCGTTACCTGATGCTTCACCCTGCATCCCCATCTGATCCATCATGACCGAGATTGGGGCTAATGCTCTGGCGGCAGTGAGTCCATCCTTGTTGACCATCTTCAAGACAGAGCTGGTCTTACCAAAGAAAGCCAGCATATTGGTGTCATCCACCCCCATATAAAAGGCTTTTTGGATGGTATCAAACAGCCCCATCATGTCATTAGAAGCGGTCCCTGTAGCATCCTGCATTTTTGCTGCGAACTCTGCGGCGGCTTCAGGGGTTTTCTTCAACTGTACGGCCAGATAAGCTGACGCCTCGCCCACACCACTTAAAATATTAGTGGCGGGGATACCTTGCCTGACCAGCATCTGCATCATGTTTTGGAAATCAGCAGTCGTGCCGGGCAATTTATTACCCAACCCGACAGCCAGCTTATTGATCTTCTCGAATTCGATACCGACAGATCCACCAGCGTCCATCATGGCAACTTTTAAGCCCGTTGCTGCATCCTCCTGTTTTGCAAAAGCAATACCGGCCCCCGCCAAACCAGCAACTAACCCTGCCGCTAATGGCATTGCGCCCGCCGAGCTTTTATCAAGGTTCCGACGAAATGAACGCATGTTCTTCTGAATCCGGCCTAAAGCCGGAGACAGTTTATCAACACCTGTTATGAGTGCTTTTAGCTGGAAACTATCCGCCATTATTTTTTATCTCCTGCTCTATGCGGATAGCCTGTTTCTCCAATAAATCGAGAGAAGAAAATGACTGATCAAGCATTTCTATTGGATTAATGCCCCAGTATTTGGCGCAATTAAAATAGCGGGCAACAAGATCATCAGGCGTTAACTGCCGAGGAAAAAACGAGCCACCGCCCAGCCTGCAAGATTTAAGTCGGCCGGAGACATTGAATCCACTGCGTTGGGTGGGATGTTGCCAAGTCGAGTGATGTATTTGCACACTGCAGCAGATAATAATTTCACTGACTCATCCGGATTAAGTTGATAGGGATATCCGATTTCACGAACATCCTTACCCGTAGGATCTCTCATCTCAATCTCTGTAACTTCTTCACCATGCGCGGTAATCGGTGCTGTTAATGTCAGTTTCATTGGTAAAAGCCCTCTTGCCCGTGGAATTCCATATCTACCGTGCCCTCTTCGGCATTATGGTTCGCTTCGCCATGTAGCCAGGCGCTGGAAAGGACATACACCTGACTGTTCGCCAACTCGCTGGTGATGGTCATGGTGTCGGCGGAAATGATCTTGCTGATCGGGTACTCTTTCGGGACTTTAAATGTCCCTTTGATATAAGGAGCACGGTGAGTCTCTTTGTAATCCACTGAACCATCCAGCCCGATCACATCGTCCTTCACCGCGGTGTTCATTGGCACCTCAATGCCGCCAGTCAGAGATAGTTGCTGACCATCAATTTTAAAAAAGCACGTGCCGCCAATTCGAGCCATTTAGGCCACCTCTTCGCTATATTGCAGACGGAACTGATTAAGCAGCGCAAACACTCGCAGTTGGTTGACATAATCAGGTGGGAACAGCACATCGAGCCGGTTAGGGTTATCCGCGTTGCGCTCGACAATCAGGTATTGCTTGAACAGCTCAAAGTTCTCAACAATGCCCGCGCGCTCTAACTGGCGATAAATGGAGAGCATCTCCCCCTTAATAACCTTCGGCGTGACAATTGCCTGGCCTGCGCCGAAGCGGGTACCATCGTTCGCCAGCTTATGCCGTGGGTACTTGCTGGTGATCACCGATTTCAAGCGACGCAGCACGTAAGCGCTGGTATGCAAGGTTTCACTATCAAGAAAACTGTTATCAGCATTGCCGTAGGCGTTTTTCTGATAGGTGGTGATATCACGCTGAATGCGCAGTACCCCGCCCTCGCTGTAGGCGGTGGCGATACCGTGGGTTAACAGGGATTGCTGCTCGGACAGAATGAAACGCGTCCCCACCGGAGCCGGAAGTGCGTCATTTAACAGGCCGGTTTGCGTAGGTCGCGCCGGATCATTGCGAATAAACACCGAATTACGCGCGGTTCGTGCTGCAATCAGCTCATCGGTTGCCATCTGGACGCCGGTTTCATAGCCAGCAATGGTTAGATGTGGGTCGTTGAAGGTGGCACCAAAAGCCACCAGATCCGACAAATCACCCACCCTGGCGGTATAGACATGGCCGTATAACTGCCGCGACCAGCTCCAGCGCCCGCTATCGTCGTTCATCTCTTTGCCGATGGTGGCCAGTGATGCCGAGTCATTGAATGGGAAGGCGATAAAATCAAACAGCTCATCACCCAGGGTGGCAATAGTGGCAGACAAGTTTGGCGCACCTGCACCGCCCGCCATCGGTGCGATCGCCACATTCACGCCGGAGGGGTTTTGTTCGCCGCCTACAGTGCCGCGATAGTTCAGGCTGATAGGCAGGCCGTTACCGGTGAGTCCGCTATTTTTAGCCTCAATAGTGACCACGCCCGCCGTAGCAGTGGCGATAACAGGTAGATCAACCAGCGCATTTACCGCTACAGCAATGCTGGTGCCGATAATGGTCGGTGTATCCAGCGCAGTAACCACCACTTGCACCCGAGTAGAGCCGATATAAATCGACAATGTGCCGGAAGCTTGTGCTGTGCCGGTGACAGTGAGGGCGCCAGTGGCCGGATCGCCCGCCACTTCAGGCACCGCAACCACCCATAACTCACCAAAGGGATCGACCGCGCGATAGGCCGCTACCATGCGGGCTAACTGACTACCCCGTCCGGACACCTGCCCCGCCCTGTCTGCCGATGGCATAATAACGAGCGTATTCTTCTCAATCGAACTGTCTTCCAGCGCGTGGGCGATAATGAGCGAAGGCCCACTGTCTTGTGCCGTATTCGCCGCGCTGTTGTCCATTTCGGCAAAGAACAACGGCACCCGTAAATCATTTGGGATGTGGTTAAAGCTGATCATTGTTTTTTGGCCTTTTGCTCAGGTTGAACGAGGGGTGCCGGTGGTGCAGTTTCTTCAGGTTCTGCGGCCTTAACGGTCACTTCCCCTGAGACTACCCGGCGGTGCCAGTAGATATTTTCATCGACGTTTCGGCCCGCTGCGGGCAAAAAGTCACCTCTGACCGGGTCAGGAACTGACCGGCCATGCTTGGGGATCACATGCATAAGGGATTACTCGCTAAGGGGAATGTTTAACTTGTGTTCAATGGTGCCGTCAGGGGTGATAAAGTCGACATCCACCATGATCCGCTCCAGCTCGGCAAGCTGTTGCAGGTCGTCCCACTGGTGGGTATCTTCCACTGTGATATCCCGTATGGCTGAGAAGTCATACTGGTAGTAAAGGTGAGCGCGGTTCATATCCAGCAGGTTGCCACCATCATACTGAATCGGGTCATAGCAGGATTCAGGCTCCCAGCCCAACAGCGCTTTAAACAACTCAGCGCGGATATCATCCACCGCATCAAAGGCGGCTTTTTGCCCACGCTGATCAGGGGTGTTATCCAGCACCACAATCACCGCAAAACCGTCAGTAAGATCCTGCCAGTAGTCGGTTTGTGACTTTTGTTCACCGACATTGTCAGCCAGCGGAATGACCCAGGCGGCGGGGATTTTCATTTTTGCCGTTTCAGCAAGCGGCGCATATTCAGCAGCACCGGATATTCGTCCATCAAATGATGGGCAGCGCAATCGCAGCGCATTAATAATCAATGAGAGTTTCATTTTTTAACCGGCCTCAGTGAGCTTTGCAGTGCTTCAAACAGCACGCGTTCAATCCACGCACGGCGATTTAGCAGCGCCTGCTCCATAAAGTTTTTACGCGGTTTGATTTTCCAGCCATCGCCACCGGAACCGCCGCGACGGTGATTTTTATTACGTTTTGCCTTGCGGCGAACGCCGTAATCAAGAAAAGCCGGATAAAAATCCCCGGTAATGGGGCGAGAGCCTTTACCGCCTTTCTGGTTGGGGGCGATGCGAACCAGAAAGCCGGGGCGATTGGCGGTCGCGGTTGGCACACGAAAACCAATGGATCTAGCCAGCGCCCCTGTTCGGTAGCCTGGTGCTTCTCCGGCTTTCGATATCGCCCGCCGCGCCACCAGGCGCCGCGATTCACGCAACACACTCTGCCCGACGGTGACAAATGCCCGCCGGACGCGCGCTTTGTTAAAGGTTAGCTCCGGCGCTTTAGCAAAATCGACATGCAGGTATAAACCGCTGGTTGAGTTTTCAATACCCATTAATGCCCCTCCCCGATAGCTTCCACGGTACCCAGCTCTTCAGCAGTGATAACCAGAAAGCGGCTGGCCTCATTCAGATTGGTGGTGCCTTTAACCCGGTAAACCATGCCCGCAATCACCACCTCATCATCGGTAGTGACACCCGCTCGGTAGCGGATCACAATGCGGTGCGTAATGGCGACATCAATCTGCACCGAACCGATACGGACAGAATCACCAATCGCAGACAACTTTGCCCAGGTATCAAAGGTATTGTGATATACGGTATCAACACCCATATGCCCGTTGCCGGGAACATCTTCGCGGGTGCGGAACTGGGCGCGTTTGTTTAGTTCACCTATCGATGGTGTGCGGTAAGTGGCGGTAACTTCAGTCAATCTACGCTGAGTCATAGCTATACCCCATAGATGCGGTAAGGCTGGAGCAGTGAAGTTACTGCAAATGGAACCTCTGATGATTCAATAGTCGAAGTTGCTTCCCTGTTTTCATACCAATGACCAATACAGAGCAGCATGGCTGTCAACACGTCATCATCAAGAAAAAGAGAGTCTTCACCAAAATCAGGATCTGCGGCATCTTCAAAAATCGTCCGCCGTGTGTAGTTTTCAACATATCGCCAGGCGGCCCGCATATATATCTTCAGTAAGGTTTCATCTGCATCAGAATCCAGCCGACAATGCTCTTTAACAACGAGGATATCGATCATGGTAGAACCTTATTTAGCTTTGCTTTTCTTGCCACCAGCATTGGAGTCAGGCGTTGGCTCCGTTGGCTCCGGTGGTTCCGGTGGTTCCGGTGGTTCCGGTGGTTCCGTTTGCTCCGTTTGCTCCGTTTGCTCCGTTTGCTCCGCAGGTTGTAATGCTTCCGGGGTTTTTGCGTAACCTTTTTTCAGTAATTCGCGGCCATGGGGTTCGGTTGTCTCAAACTCTTGACCTTGATTCAGTACGCTATAGCCGAAGTAAATCTGCTTTAGTGCGATCAGTTTCATGATGTTATCTCTGATAAAGCGGCCCGTAGGCCGCTCAGTGAGGGGTTATTGACTAGCCGCCAATGGGTGGGGTTGGAACAGAAAAACCGCCTGTAACAAAGGCTTCAGGACGATACACCGCCAGTGCAAGACGCTCTTCGCAACGGATAGAGATCATGTTTTTCTCGAAGTCGTCGGCGTTCTCGGTACTGATCACCACATTGGCGTCTTCGCGATCAAAAATCTGAGCGCCCGCGTTAAATGCGCCGGTCAGGAACTTACCTAAGAATGCTGCCGCCTCTGTTGCCACTACTGGCAAGCCCCATAAGGTAGGCGTGGTCAGCGCTGACGGGTTAGCCAGAATGTAGCGGCCCAGGGTATCTTTGGTCAGTTCAATCTTGGCCCAGTCAATGAAGTGCAGCACGTGACCAGATGCAGAGAAGCGAGCCAGCTGAGACTGCAACATAGCCAGGCGCAGATCATCAATGCCGTTCTGTTCAGCCACCACAAAGGCGGGGTCAAACACGGACGCCTGCGGCATGATGCCGTCAAGGTGAACGCCCGTACCGTCACCGAACAGAATTTCTTGCTCTTCGGCGTACTTCAGGCCAAAACGCATTTCAGTATCGACCGTTGATTGCAGTTGTGCGAAGTCATCAAGGATCTGTTTTGATGCTTTGAACAAGTGAGCGATGGTGCGAACGGGGGTGATTTTTTCACCGAACTCAATATTACTGTAGGGCTTTTGCGTACCTTCAGCGACGACTCGCGCATTATTGGTGAATCCGGTCTGTTGAACCCAATAAATCGTGCTTGAGGTGGTTTGGCCCGGCGCAATCAGATCGCGGATAAACAAGCGCTGCTTAGGCGCAACATCAATACCCGGCAGGCGGTGGGGTGCCACAATTTGGCCCGGTACATCAACAGAGAGTAACGCGGCCTTGACGGGGATGTTGATCCGCTGATTACCTGCAAGGCTTGCGACGAAACCTTTTAACGCCTCAGCTGATACAACTTGTTGCCCAACAGATTCAACAACCTGCATCGCATTACTCAATGGCATCTGGGCAACATGCTGCTCCAGTTCGCCCAAGGCAACTTTGAGGGTTTTCTCTGCGGCGGTCAGCGCGTTAAACTCTACCGCCATTTTGTCTACCGCGTCTTTCGTCGACGCTGAGAGTTGACCTGCGTTCTTGGCCTCTGTCAGCGCTTCTTCCGCCTTGGCGTTAAACTTGCCAGTGGCCTCTTCCAGCGCTGCGGATACCTTTTTCAGTACATCGTTTACATCAGACATATATTCTCCAGATTATTGGCACGCCGCTTTCAGTCCGTTTAATGCGGACTCGAAGCTAGCTAAAGTTTCAGTATTGATTTCGGTGGTAGCGCTCGGCGTACCGGAGGGGGTGACAGCAGCGCCCGGCATACTGTCGGTTAAGGCTTTAAGTAGTTTTCGGCGCTCGGAGCGCGGGGTATTGGCTTTTGCCAGCAGCGCGTCAAGTTTGCGGATGGCTGCTGACGGGCTTTGGTCGTCATTGGCAATTTCATCAGCTGATAGCAGGCTATCGGCAAAGCCTTTTTCGACGGCATCACTGCCGGCAATGTAGGTTTCATTGTCCATCATGGCGGCAATGTCTGCCGCTGGCAGGCCAGTTCTGGCTGAATAGATATCGCCCATGGCCCGATCAAAAGGCTCTATATCGATAGCGGCTTTCGCCAGATCGTGGCGGTTGCCCATCATCACAATCCAACAGTTGTGGATCATCAGAAACGCCCCGCGCCCGACCTGAATCTCATCACCAGCCATGGCAATAATGGAAGCTGCTGAGGCGGCAATGCCCAACACTTTTACCGTGACTTTGCCGCTGTATTCGCGCAGCAGGTTATAGATAGCCAATCCCTCGAACATGTCCCCACCGGGCGAGTTAATGTTAACTGTCACATCCTCGCCGCCCATCGACCGCAACGCGGCAGCAATGCGTTTGGTGCTGACCCCCTCGCCCCAGTAGTCCTGCCCGATCACGTCAAAGATTGAAATGCTGTTCTCGCCTGTCGCAGCGGCTTTTAACCCACCGTTCCAGCGCTCTACCGCACTTGGCGCAACCTCACAGGAAACACCTGCGCACGGGCGTCCCACCGGCGCGGCCGGAAGGCTTTTAATTGTCATTAGGTTCTACTCCTAAGCGGCTTGTTTTAGCGGTGACTGTTCGAGCGGGATGTCAGGGAACAGGTATCCGTGAAGCTCAGTGATGGCTTTCGCTTTAACAACAGCGTTATGTGATTTAAGGTCTTCAAGTGCAACAAGGTTAAGTTGCACGGTATAGATATCGCCGCCTGGTATCGGTGGCAGATTTTCAAGACGGCGAACATCGTTGCGGTTCATCCAGCCATTTTGCAGCGCAGTGGTGTAGTAAGCGGAACGTCCTGCACTGTCGGCACGCAATAGACCTTCAACAGAGAATTCAGCAAAGTAATCCTCATCACCGGCCAACAGGCAACGGACAATTTCCTGCTCAATATTGACCAACAAAGGGCGCAAGGTGTTGCTCAAGAAAAGGAGGTTCATTCCCTCAACGCTGGAAGCCCAGCTGCTTTGCTTGGTCATATGGCCCACCATAAATGGCGGCACCCTGAACCAGCGACAGATCTCTTCGATGCTGAACGAACGGCTCTCCAACATCTGGGCAGCTTCAGGATTCATGGTCACGCTTTGATAGGTCAAATCCGCTTCCAGCACCATGACTTTACCGGCATTTTTGGAGCCAGCGAACGCAGAGAGACTCTTACGTAAATCCTCTCGCTGATTACCCTTCAGTGCTGCTTTACTGGAAAGAAAACCCGAGTTTTGCATACCGTTTTCAAAAATCTTCGCCGCTGACTCTTCGACCGCCATTGCAGCCCCGAATACGTCACGGCCCGTACTCATTGGCATTAATCCACATATACCATCCAGACCAAACCCCCGGATGTGCATCATGGTTTTGACCGGAACAACCCGCTTATTGCCGTTCTCGGTATAGGTGTACTCGAGCTGCCCACTGTCCAGGCGCTTAACCACCATATTCTGTGGCAGCAGTGGAATAAGAGAGATAACACGATTACCGATTATTCTCTTTTCTATGAACGCATTGCCCCGCAAACAGATACTGGCCACCAGCATCAACATAAAGCGCGAGGGGGTCATTTCTGAGTTGGGGCTACGGCATAGCACCGGATAAAGTGGGTGATCGGTTGCTGTGCCTCGGGAACCGTCCGGCATCCGCTTATACAATTTCAGAGGAAGAGTCGAAACTGACTCACTGATAAGCCGGACACATGCCCAGGCTGCGGCCAACTGAATCACTTTATCCGCCGTGACCACCTTACCGCTGCTGCTGGTGCCAAACCATTCCTGAAAGAAAGTGCCAGTAGTGAGGCTAATTGGCACACCAAGCCAGTTAAGGAGCGCACTTTTAACGCGCCCCGGATGTTTATTTTGTGCCATTAGATACCTACTATTATTGGGTTATCAAAGAAACCATCCAGATCGCCATCTTCCTCAATATCGGCATCTTCAGCAGCGCCGATTGCCATCGCAGAAGCAACCACACCATCAATGCGTCCGGTGCTTTTCTTCTTGGCAAAGATACGGTTATCTTTCTGGTCTGCCTCGAGTACTGCCGAGGCTGCATTCCAACGCAGGCAAGGGTTACGTTTGATAACCAACTCTTTGTTATTGAGTTTTTCCTCAAACAGTTCAATGGAGCGCGGCATCCATAAGCCGGATTCCTGCGCTTTGTAATAGCCCTGCCCATGAGGTACCAAAACGACACTGACCGAGTTGCTTTCCAGTTCAGGCTCAAGGTATTTGATGCGGTATTGGTCAAAAGCGATGCATTTGATATCAAACATGGCTGTTAGCTCACCGATTCGGTGGGCAACAAAACCATAGTTCACAGCCTTACCCGGTGGCGCGTGGATAAAGCCAGCCTTTAGCCATTTGTCGTAAGGCACTCGGTCGGTTTTGGCCCGCTCAAGCAGGCTATCTTTAGGTGTCCAGAACTCGACAAACAACTTGTTATGCTTGGGGAAAAACAGCGCCAGCGAAGTTAAGTCGCGGGAGCCTGACAAATCGAGTCCGCCATAGCATTCCTCTCCCGCCAGTTCCTCAATATCGAATTCGTCTTCACAGTCCATCCAGGTATCACCGCCGATCCACGGTGTAGCTGATTCCACCCATTCGCAAAAGTTGAGGCGGCGCACGATGCTTTCTTTGGCTGGCATCCCCCGGGCAGCGGTAACCTGTTCGCGCAGGTATTTAAGTTCAAAGGTCTGGCCCAGCGAGGGGTTAGCTTTGCCCCAGCAAGATTCGTCTTTAAATGGGTCGTCGCCCTCATCCAGTGAACAGATGAAACTAAAGAAGCTGTCATCTTCCAAATCACCGTTAGCCACTTTTCTGCCATATTCGTGATAGTCATAGCAAACGCTGGTCTTATCATGGCCGCTGTTGGTGATCAGAAATATCAGAGCCTGACGCCGCCCTTTTGTCCCGGCGCGCATCATTTCAACGACGGTGTTGTTCTTGTGTTCGTGCACTTCGTCAATTAGCGCACAGTGGGGACGTGGACCTGATTGCCCATCATCAGAACTGATAGGCCGGAAGAATGAGCCGTTTTGCAAAAAAGCTAGATTCCACTCTTTCCCTGCTCCACCTGACGGCTCTATTCGTTGAGATAATGCTGGTGACTGTTTAACCATCGCTACCGCATCACGAAACAGGATCATGGCCTGGTCTTTTTTAGTCGCCGCTGCATAGACCTCTGCGCGAGGCTCTTTGTCTGCAACCATGCAGTACAACCCGACACCGCCCGCCAAGGGTGATTTTCCAGAACCCTTACCAGATTCAACGTACACCATGCGAAAGCGGCGGGTGCCATCACTGGATTTCCAACCGAATATCGAACCAACAACAAAGCATTGCCAGGACAGCAAAATAAAGGGTTTACCCTCATGCTCTCCGCCGTTCAACTTCAATATTTTGGCGAAAAAGTCTATCGCTCGACTTGCTGACTCCACATCCCACACCAACCCTCTTGCTGGGCCAAACTCCAGATCACGCAAATGCCGGGCGCAAGAGTGACGAATATCGGGGCCAGCAAGAATGGTTCCTGCTGTTACATCCATTGCGTATTGTGTTGCAGGGTCAACCGAAGAACTGGGCGAGCGGGTCTTCTTCTTTTTCTCCGCCATTAACATTCACCTTTGATCTCGCGGCTGGGGTAAGGCCGAATTCAATTAAGTAACCTTTGAAGCGGCGATCCGCATCGGCAAGCTGCCCTACGGCGGGATGTCCTTTAATAAGAAAATCCCCCATCTGGGTTTTGGTTGTGTAGGTGTTACCTTCGATATCAATCTGCTGGCGCAACCGTAAAATTTCCGCATACAGATCACAAAGGCGTTCCAGCGCCATGGTATCGGCAACGGTCAACACACCCATCTGATCCAGCAGTAAAGTCAGCCGCCCCCAAGCCGCCTTACCCCAGTCAGTTAAATGAGAGGGAGGGCTTGGAATTTCTCGGGCTGGTTGAGGTTCATTCTTATTCAGTGGGCGCTTGCCCGGATTACCGGTGACCACCTTCAAGTGGGTCGGTTTTGGTCGGCGTCCAGCCATGGAAAACCTCCCAAAAAAAAGTTTTCAATTCGCGGTTGTGCACAGAAATGAGGGCTGGCGGTATGGAGAGCGAAGAGGTGGGAACTTTCGACCCACCCTCCCGATGATATTCATTCCCATTCACGCTCATTAATCAAATGATAATCACTCTCATTTATTCCAATGTGAATTGGGGTCAATCGGTATGCCATCAGCGGTGCAGCCCGCCACATAACCCCGCTTCTCCTGCCGCTGTTTGGTTGAATCATGGTGCTGCTTACACAATGGTTGCCAATTCCCTTTATCCCAGAAGAGCTTCTGTGCTTTCTTTAGTTCATCGGGGGTCTTGGCTTCTTTCATCCGGTGCGGCTTGATGTGATCCACAACAACCGCTGCTGTCTTTCTGCCCTGTTGGTTGCACATAACGCAGAGAGGATTGCTGCGAAGAAATGTCAGCCTGGCTTTTTGCCATGGACTGCTATAAATGCTGCTGGTCTTCATAGCCTTGCTCCAATAGAAAAACCACCGGCTTATTGGGCCAGTGGCTTGGGATGTGCATTATCGATGGCACTCAATGAATGCCATCTGTAATGCTATTGACTGCGGGTCATATGCCGGTACTGAGATACTGTCTTGCCGTTACTATTCATAACGTATGCAACATCATTAGGATGCAGAACGATATTTCTCTCCAACCCGGCAACCGATATTGATTGTTGATTAGGGTTAAACCCAACACTTAAACCACAATGAATCTCTTCACCGCCATTGGGTGACATTACTTTTACTGTAAGCATACTTATTCTCCTGCTTCTGGTAATAAAAAAGGCCACCGAAGTGACCTTTAGGATTAAGATTTAATCTTTTTACGATGTGTGGCAAAACCTACTGCAGTAATAGCAGCCATTTGCCTTATACCCCTGACGCTTTGCTTCACTTACAGCGGACGTACAAGTATCAAATGAACCCAAATACACTCTATTTAAAATCGTAGGTAAATAATTACATGTCTCTGTATGTACTTCATTATCGCCATTGTCTTGCTTATTTTTGTTCACATAATACTTAGTCATTATTATTAATTCCCATCAGGTATGCTGACTATTCAGCAGTTTCAATACTGCCAGATGGGTTGATACAAGAGACAATCAGATGAAAGTTATTTGATCAATATCATTAATTATATTGAAGCTTGGTGCTGTTAATGATTCGCCGGTCGTCAGTGACAACCTTTTGCAGCGCAGTGACCTTCTCGACTAACTTATCGGCTCGTTCAGCGATTGAAATAAGAAAC